TCTTGCCGGACGCGGTGGCCACGAAGCTCAGCGCGGCCGGGCCGCGCAGGTAATACGTCAGCGTCCAGGTGCTGGCGTCCGCCGTGCGGCCATCCGGCAGGGTGACGGGGTCATCCAACCAGGTGGCGCTGTCACCTGCAGGTAAATTTGCAAAGATGTTCATGGGTTACCAGTTTTTGGCGCTCCAGCCGCTTCGTTGCGGGGCCGGTGCGGGTTGTTTCTTGACTTGCTTGACCTGGGGTGCAGGCGTCTGCACAACGGTTTCGGGCTTGTCAGCCTCGGCCGCGCGGGGGGTTATCTCGCTGTCTGTCTGTTCCATAGCGCCCGGCAACACCACAAGGGGCAGCACGTCACCAAACAAGGCGGGCTGTTTGATGGCGGACTCTTCAGCCTCCCATCGCTCAGACCGCCATAAATTAACCTTCATGCTGCGGGCGGCATGCAGCGCATACACCTCGCAATCCAGGGCCTCGTTGCGCCGACCTGATTTGCATTGCCATACCAACCGGCCGCGCACGCTCTTGTGCGGCACCTTGACCTCGGCGGTGAGCTGGTCGTAATAGTCGGGCCGCACCGTGCGCATCCAGTGCATGCGGCCAGGGCCTGCGCCATCGAGCTTGATGCGCCCGCCCTGTGCGTCCACGCCCAGGATCAAATCCTTGGCGGTCTGCGTGCCTACCATGTAAGGCCGGATGCCAGACGGGTGTGGCTTGTGCCGGCCGTTGGTGTCGATGCTGATCTTGGGTGCGCTGAAAACATCCTTGCCGGTATCCACTGAGCGGCCTTTGACCGCCATGAAGCCACGGTTCAAACGGCGTCGCACGTAGCTGTAAACCGCGTCTTGCGTTTGTCCGTCTGAGCTGTCGATGCTGACCGCGCGGATGCGCAACACGGCGCCACTGGCATGCGGGAAGCCACCGGCAAGCAGTTGGTCCAAGTCCCACCAGGCGCCCGATTGCTTTTGATTCATGCCGCCGTCGTCATCCCAATGGACCAGGAGCGTGCGGCCCGGGATCTCGCCCCACCACACCAGCCAGCTTTCCTCACCCCGGCCCCAGGCGCGGATGACGATGGCGAGTCGGTCGTGCTGCACGTCCACGCCAGCTGTGAGCACCACACCACCCCAGGGCACCGTGAGCTCCAGGTAATCCTTGGCCCGTTGCCGCAGTTTTTCGACATCGGGCACGGTGCTTTGGTAGGCGTAGGCCAGGCCCTCGGTGTTGTTCCGGAAGCTGCGCAGCTTGGTATCGTCGCCCTGCGCCAGTGCGTGCTGTGCGGTGAGGTATTTCTCCACCAGGCGCGGCATCAATGAACCGGGGAACGGGCTGTACAACTCATTGATGTAAAAACCAGCGATGCCATGAAACGCTGCCGACGCCTTCCAGACACCGAGTCGCACGGTGCGGGTCTTCTCGGCATCGGTCCACAAGCTGCCACAGTGCGGGCAACAGTAGCGGGCCGACTCCGGCACCGCCTGGCCGAATACCTCGTGCGCCTGGCTGGGCTCGTTGGTCCAGCGCACTTGCTCCCAGGCCAGCACTTGGCTCTCACCACACAACGGACACGGCACCCAGAATTGGCGCTGATCGCTTGATCGGTAGGCGGCATCAATGCGGCTGAAGCCCTCCACCGTGGGCGTGCCGCCGAAGATCACTTTGCGCCGCGTGTACGACTTGGTGCGCTCTTCCAGAAGCGTAATGGTGTCGCCCTGATCCTTCACGTTGCTGTTGCAATCGTCCGGCTCTTCGATCGCTACCACCGGGGCCGGTGTTGACTTCACCGAGCTCGGGCTGTTAGAGCCCACCAGCTTCAGGAAGCCGCCGGGGAATGATTTGAAATCCCATCGGTTGTCACGATCCCGCACTTTGTGAATCGGGATCCGCGCGGCGAGCCGGGGCGTCACCTCAACCATCGGCGTCAGCTTTTCGTCATTGAACTGCTTGGCCGCTTCGGTCTTGGCGAACATGACAATCATCGGCACCGGGTCGATGTCAACCCGTCGCCCGATGTAGTTCAGCAACACGCCGTCGGTCCAGGCTACCTGCGCCGACTTGCGGCATACCACTTTAAAAATCTTGGGGTCGTCCAGCGCCTCATGAATCCCGACGACCCACGGCGTGATGTTCGGGTTGTAGATGCCCGGCTTGGCCGATGCCTTGCTCGACATGCGCCGATACCGGCGCGCCCAATCAGTTGTTGACAGCTTCTCCGACGGCGCCAGCAGCTTCGCCAGACGACGCACGAGCGCCTTCACGCTCGGGGTCGTATCGAGCGAGCTGAGCAAGGGTGTCACGTATGTGTTCTTCTATGAGTTGCGCGTCCAGGTCAATGCCGTAGAGCGCGTCGATTTCAGTTTTGAGTTTGTCGCCCAATGCGGACAGCTCGACGCGGAAGGCACCAATCATTTGTGCCAGCTCCGGCTCCAGTTGCTCCAGGTTGACCAGCTGGCCCTTCTTCTCGGCCAGCGTGAAAAGCTTCAGTTCGCGATCCACGCGCTCGGTCTGTGCGCGTTCACGCGTTAGATCCATCTCGCCATCGTTCGACGTGTGCCCCGAGGCCGCGCCACGCAACTTGCGGATGTACGCCACGCGGATGTCATCCATGCTGGTCTTCTTCCAGTCGATGCCCATCTCGGTCATATGCTGACTGACCGCCTGCTGCGCCAGGTCCAGGTGCTCAGCGATAACTTTTTGAGTTGGCATAAGCCCCTTATGTCTCTACGTTTACAACCCCCCTACACATTCGGAAACTAGCCAAATCTCGGGGTCATGGCTTCCGCGTTTTCTTCGGCCAGGAAGGACCCGAGATTTTCTAACCAATGAGACGTTTAACCTCGTGGGTGAGTCGCTTCTCAAACGTATCACCCATGAGGCGAATCATTACGTCTTGTATCCTTCGGTTGGCATAGGCGCCACCCACGCTGGGGCCGTACAGCTTGCGAGACGGCACGCTATGCCAGCCGCCCTTGCTGCCACGCTTGTATTGCTTCTGTCGACGCAGGACTATCTTGCCAGCAGACTTATCCTCAACGAAGACCCCAGTCAGCCCATTCAATCGCTGGGCAATAAAGGCACCCTTGATCAACTTTGGTGATCCATGAATCAACACCGTCACCCCTGCTTTACTCTCACGAGGCCTGAAGTTCATCAGGCTCTTAGTCTTTCGGCGGACCTTCAGGGTCGTTGTGTAGCTGCCAGCGGTTGCCTTACGCTGGGTGAATGCTGACTTAATCTCTGTCGCAGTGAAGTTATAGCCATCTGCCCTCATCTCACGCGATGCCTGAGTGATTGCCATCTCCCCAACTCGGTTAATCGCAAGCGTTACCGCCTTATCCAACACGCCACTCTTCACGCGGCCCAAGTCCGCAATGATGCGGTCCATGCTGCCATTTACACCGATCTTGATTGCCACGGCTGATTCCTTGGGTCAAACTGAATTGCGCCGCACGTTGCAATCGCATTTTGTCAAAACGAACAGGTGGTCGATGGACGGCGGCGCAAAAGAAAACCCCGCCAAACTCTCATCTGGCGGGGTTGTTACACAACAGCGTTGCGTTTTATTCGTTTGCTGAAGTCACGTTAGCCACAGCTTGCCTGAAATGTAGCAACAAAGTCTATGTTGTCAAACTCTTTTTTCGCGCCTCAGCCATATTGGCACGATCAGTGAACCATGCGGATAGCACGGCATCAGACTGATCCAGGTTAGCCTTGATGGTCGATTCAGCCCGAGCCATGCGCCGCGCGGTCATCTTGATCCCGATGCCCTCGATGTAGATCAGCTGCAGCGTCTGGTGTAAATGTGATCTGTCGATGCGCAAGGACTCCACGGCCTGGTTTGTCAGCTCGGCATCTACATCATCCACCGGGATTACCGACTCGCGATACCGGTCACTGTTGCAGTCACCCAGGAACGCCGCCTGCGTGTGAAAGCCCAAGCCACCCGAACTCTCGCGCACTTTCCAAAAAGCCCAGTTGTTGAGCCGGTGCTTGACCCATTCAATGCGCGCCATCAGTCACCCCTTCGCTGGCCCAGACCACAATATGCTTGCAGCCAAACTGCACCATGTAGCGGGCGATCTCGGCCATGATTTCTGTGCGGTTGAAGGGCGAGCCCACCACGCGACCGCCCTCGAACGCATAGAAGCAATTGGCCTCGCCCCGCAGGCCCCGGCGTACCTGCACAAAGGCCTCGTTGCCGATCTCCCCAGCCTTGGCTTTGATCGCGGCATAGGTCTCGGGCATGAAGCGCTTAATCTCTTCGATCTTGGCTGCAACATCGATATTTGCTGTCCTAGTGTCCATGCTGTCCAACCTTTTATATAGAGTAGTTAGGTGAAGTGTGTGAGCACGCGAGCGCGAGCGTGGGTGTGTGCCTGCCTGTGCCCGCCCGCCTTGAGATCAGGCAAAGGGCACCAGTTTGAAACACAGTGGCAATGCAGCAGCTTCAACCCCAGTTAACTGGGAATCAGGGCTGCTGGTGGTCTCTATGCAAACCACTGGCCACCGTGGACACTTGGACACTGTCAGGTCATGGGTGCTGCTGATGACTTCCCCGCTACCGCGCCACAATGGAAGGGGCGACGTTGAACGCACCCTCCCAGCCCTTCGGGCGCACTACTGCCAATCTTGCGTCTGGTAGTGCTTGCGGCACGGCGCGTTTGTTGTGCCATGACCTGTTGGTCAAAATGGCACATCGTCACCGTCCTGTGTTGTCTCCGCCACCACCACAGGGGGTGTAGCGGTCATGTCGTCATCCGTCTCTGTGGGCGGCCAGTCTGAGGGGCGCACATAGCCCCACGCCCTGGCGCCGTTCACTTGTTTCTTGACCCGTTCCCAGCCTTGATGATCCAGCCAGCCGCGAATCTGCGCTTCCAGCGCGGGGGTGCTCTTGCCGGCATCGACCTGCAGGGCCAGTGTGAGATTTGCAATGGTCACAAAGTTAGCCAGCTCGTTGACGATGGCGCCGATGCCCGTTCCCACTGGGGAACGTGTCAACACGTTCTGCAACTCAGACTGCACGGCCGTCTCGACCAGGCGGCTTTCTTGCATCGGCTGAAACAAGCGCTTTTCCTGATCCGGCGTCGGCGTGAATGCCATACCCTGGCCGTACAGCGCATACGCTTCGGCCAGCAGCTGGTCGCGGTACTTGGTCAGCCACTCGGTATTGATGGTGTGCTTGACTGGGATCGGCCAAAAGCGCCGGTTGCCTGACCGATCCCGCAGATAGGTGTTTTCATTGGTGGTGCCCACCAGCAAACATTGCCGCGCAAAGCTGCCTACGGTGGCGCCATAGGCCACGCGGTAACGGTCGACCTTGCTTGAAATAAACGCCTTGATGGCGCCGATGTCGGCCTTGCTGAAGTTGGCCAGCTCGGCAATCTCATACACCCAAAGGCCTTGCACCTGTTCCTGTGCTTCCTTACCGTGGCCCACATCGAACGGCGTATCACTGTAAAACGGGGAGCTGCCCAATATCTCGACCATGGTGGACTTGCGCAACCCGCCCACGCCTTCAAGCACTGGGCAATAGTCAAATTTGCACCCAGGGGTCATCACGCGGTTGACCATGCCCAAGAGCCAGCAGCGGCCCACGATCTGCAGGTATTCCCGCATGGCGGGGCTCAAGGTGTCAGGCGACTCACCAAGAACATGAATCAGCCATTTATCAATGCGGCTGGTCTTGTCCCACACCACGCCCTGCAGGTATTCGCGGATCGGGTGAAAGCGGCGCGTGTGCGCTACGGTCTGTATCGCCTCCATCAAGGCCGCGCGGGCGATGCTGGGCAGGCCATAGTTGTCAGTCAGGTACTTGCCCAACATCAGGTCGACCGCGTCGGTCACGTCGCCCACCTGCGAATGCGGCCACGGCCACAGCACCCGGCTCTGCACGTTGTTGCTGAGCTCGTTATAGGCCAGCACCGGCGCCAGGGTTTCGTCGCGCTCAAGGATCAAGATCACCATCTTGCGCGACGCCATCCACGACTTCTTTTCCTTGTTGTAATACGGGGCCAGCCAGGACGGAATGCGCCGGTTACCGATCAACTCAAAGCCGTCGCCATCATCAACCTCGCCCTCAAGTGCCAACGAGGCCATCGATTTTTTTTCTGGCATTGCGGTGGCCACGTCACCCGCCGACAAAGGAAGTACAAATGCCCCTGCAAACAGCGCCAATACCTGCTGGCCGGTCCAACGGTCGGTGCTGATGGCATCGGCACAGTCCCAGCCATCAATGACCGCCATCGGCTCAGGAATGGGCAGCATCGACACCTTGCAAGCGTGCGTGTCGCGCAACAGCGCGCCAATGCCCATCATGGCCATCATGCCGGGCTGCTTGTCGGCGGGCAACACGGGTTTGATCGCCTGGGCCAGCTTGCGCCCCAGATCAGTTTCGCAGTTGTCGCGCTCTGCCTTGGTCAACGGCTCATGCTTGCCATCACAGTCAGGCCACAGCAGCACGGTGCAGCCGTTCAGCGGCGACCAGTCTGATTTCTTCCAGGCTTTGCAGCCGCCGGACCAGCTGGCCACCAGGTAAACACTGGGCGCGATGTCGTTCAACACACCCTGCAAAATGCCTGCCTTCTTTTCCCCCTCGACCAGGATCACAGTCGGCAACTGCGCGACAAAGGGCGACACGCCACCCGGCAGGTACAGCGGCCGGGGCTCGTCCCACTGCTTCCAGTGCCAGCGGCTGGCACCGTCGCGGGCGCTGGTGCACCAGGTGTAGGGCAGCGTCTCTTTGCCGCCGTCGCTGGTTTTGAAGCGCACCACGTAGCCAAACAACTGCCCGTCAATGATGTAGCTGGCCGTGTGCTCAATGTCACCCGGCGCGCGGTGCTGGTGCTTGAAGGTGGCTGCTGGCGCCATGGCAGGCACCGGTGTGACCGTACACCAGCCTTCGTCCGACTTGGGCGCAGGCGCATGTGGCAGAACT